ACCTACGGCCAGTATGGCGATAATTCGTTTGCTGTTATGATTGACGGAAGAGGCGATACGATCACGTTCACCTTCGAAGATCTGATGGAGCTTGAATAATGGGGATCATTCCGTCCCAGCCAGATCCACTAGCAATTGGTTCGTTCCCAACCAGGGGCAAGCCGATCGGTGAACTGTCTGAAAATCTGTCTATGGCTTTCAAGTCTGGTGTTGCAACTGGGCGCCAGGGCTTGATCTCGGGCCTTCGCAGCTCATTAGATCCAGTGGTCGAGCAAATCCGATCGGTAACGGGTGAGGACTTTTACAACCCTGCGATCTATATGGACACCGGCATATTATCTGCGCCTCATAGCTCCGATACGCGAGAAGATAGATATAAATTTGAGCTTAGAAAAATTCAGAAATACGTTTCTGACAACAAGGACAAGTTTGATGCAGATTTTGTAACGCGCATCACCGATCCGAAGTTTGACTTCAATTTGCGGAAAGGTGTCATTGAAGACGCGATAAGTACGATGGAAGAGGCCGATGAGCTTTTTGGTCGGTCTCCTGGAGCCGGCAACTACATGGCGCAGTTTGTCGGTGGAGCGGGGGCTGCGATCGTAGATCCCGTCAATCTCGAATCTATGTTGATTGGCGGCGCTGCCAAAAACCTGTGGAGCCTTGCAACGCAAGAGGCTCTAATTGGGGCAACCATCGAAGGCATCCAGCAGCCTGAGATTGCTGAATGGTATGCAACTCTGGGCCTTGAATACACGTCTGAAGACTTTTTCACCAATGTTGGTCTTGCAGCGGTTGGAGGCGCGGCAATCCCGGTTGCTATCGCCGGCGCTAATCGTGGGGTATCCTTCACTATTAACCAGGCAAAATCTGGCATTGCAGCCCTGCGCAAGTCTGGTGTCAAGCTGTCGCCGGAAGCTGAGACGCTATTGCTCAAAGCGCAAAACGCGGAAGATCTTGCAGCGGCAAATCCGCTGACCCCTTCGGCAAAAGGTCAAGCCGAGCATAAGGCACGCGTGTCTGATGCAATTGCTGCTGTTGAGGCCAACCAGCCGCCAGCGATCTCGAACCAGCCTCAGACGCCACCAGCCCCAGCCAAATCGATTGACGCATACGACAACCTTGATGGCGTCATCTTCAAGTTTAACCCAGACGAGATCGAAATCGATGCTGAGACGTTCCAGTTCAAGGCTGGTGGCGATGCTTTCGGCGTGACCGAACGTCTGCAGGGGGTCACCACTTGGGACCCAATCAAAGCGGGAAACGTCACTATCTACGAATACGCTGATGGTAGTAAGTTTATCGCAGACGGCCACCAGCGCGTTGGTCTGGCAAAGCGCATCAAGGCTTCTGACCCAAGCCAAAATGTTGTGATGTACGGCATGAAACTGAGAGAGGTTGATGGCGTCAGCCCTCAAGAGGCAATGGTGATTGCCGCACTCAAGAACATCTCTGAAGGCACCGGAACGGCAATCGATGCTGCCAAGGTCTTGCGCACGGCGCCTGGTCGCGTCACCGAGCTGCCGCCGCGCTCGCCGTTTGTACGGCAGGCCCGTGAGCTGACCAACCTAAGCGATGAGGCTTGGGGCATGGTGCGCAATGAGGTCGTCCCGTCGAACTATGCCGCCATTGTTGGAAGGCTGGCATCAAGCGACCCTGACATGCAGACAGCAGCGATGGGTGTTTTGGCGAAAGCAGATCCTGCCAATGAGTTTCAGGCCGAGGCGATCGTGCGCCAGGTCATGGCGACACCGATCTCTCGTGAGATGCAGGAAAACTTGTTTGGCGAAGAGATGGTGGTTGAAAGCCTATTTGCAGAACGGGCTAAGATCCTAGATCGCGCACAGAAGCAGCTCCGCAAAGATCTTTCTACGTTCAAAAACCTAGTAGAGAACCAGTCTCGGATCGAAGGCGAGGGCAACCAGCTTGCCACCGAGTCAAACCAGAAAAGGATTAATGAAGATGGCACCGCAATTGCCTTCCTCCAAAGCCAAGCCAACCGAAAAGGTGCAATCGCAGATGCGCTCAACGCCGCCGCTCAAAGCGCAAAATCCACTGGGAATATCGCCTCGGCTACTCGAAATTTCGTCGAATCTGTCAGACGAGCAATTGACTCGGGCGACTATGACAGCGCAGCGATTAGCGATGCAGGAAGCAATATCAATGTTGCAGCGCCGGAACGCTCAGTACGAAATAGCATTGAGCAAGAACAGTTAGACTCTTTTGACGATCCAGGTGGATCTGGCGCTGAAGACCAGGCGCGTGTCTTCGAGCAGGACTTCTTCCAAGAGATGCAAGCGCTCTTGCCGCCTCAGTTCGATGTTGCTGCCACTATCAGCTCTATGGTGGCTGGGGTCGATCGTGTCCTCATCAGCGGCCCGTCTCTCAGCAAGATCCAGCTTGATGAGCTGGCATCTAATCTGAAGGCCACACAGCCATACGACACTCTTGACACTCTAATGGTGGCGGCGGCTCGCAACCATGCGGAGTTGAACAATGCGGCGCAAACCGCCGCACGCGACCTTAGCATGGAGTTTGAGTCGGCACCTCTCAAGAAGGCCAAGCGGACGCAAGAAAAAGTCGAAGACAAGTACGCCGGCAACTATCGCAAGATTGCCGATGTCGCCCGTACCGGCATCACAGCCCGCACGTTTGATGAAGCTGAAAACTTTGTTGCAGCTCTAGCGGCCAGGTTTCACCTAGTTGATGAGGGATGGTCGGTCACGCCTGTTGGCTACTTTGATCGCAAGCTCATGGTGCGATTTGATGACGGGCAGCTTGGCGAAATCCAGATATGGCCGCCTGGCATGTTGGATGCCAAAAAAAACAAGGGCGGTCACAAGTTGTACGAAATTTCACGCGATCCACTGCAGTCGGTCGAAGATCGCCTGGCCGCTGAAGCCAAGATGATTGAGCTGTATGGCAACGTGCAAGCTACGCTTGACCCGTCGTTCGCTCAGAAGATTGGGGTCGGTGCGCCGCGTGATGCTAAAGCATCTGCAGCCTCTGTGGCTGAAAGCTCTACAGCTCTTTCGTCAGCCAATATCTCAAGGGCCATTGCTCTGGAAGGATCGCTCGGCAGCCAATCTGACCCGACGAGCAACTTGGCAAGGCCATTGTCTGAGACGGCTCCGATCTCGGAAACGTCAAACCTGAACAGTCGCATAGGGGATACCTCCAACCAAGATATAGGCAGAGAGACGGTCGGCGTCAAGTCATCAGTTGCGGAAGAAGATATTGACATCCCGACAGTTGGTGAGTCTTTGCTGGACATGGAGTTTCCTACTGCTGAGAGGATCGATCCAGACACCGGCGAGATTGTCAGCGAAACGATCACTCCGCGCATGTTGCTAGATGAGCTGAACGCTGACAATATGATGATCGATAGATTGAGTAGGTGTCCAATATGAGCTTTAGAAACTGCATAGACGATGCCGAGCTTTCGGGCGAGATTACGCCAGAGCAGGCAACAACGGCGCGAGATCTTTTTGACGAGCTGGACGCCGAATACCAGGGCAAGATGAACAAAGCTTCGGCGCAAGCCAAAGCCGGTCAGGATACGTTTGACACTCTGCGCAGACAGGCTATCCGCCGCAAGCGCAATAAGGTTGCGCAATTGCGGTCCTGGCAACAAATCACCAAAAACATGGACGGCTATACCGATCGGTTTGGCCGTAAAGATCCATTCAGTGGCGCTCTTGCAATCTTTGAGCAAGACACCTTGTCCACATTCTCAAGCGTTACTCAGCGCATTGAGGAAGTTAAGAGCGAAGCTTTCTCAGGCATGTCATCGTTCTTGGCAGAATTCCGCCGCAACCTAATCGGTGAGGTGCGCCAGAAGGCAAAACTCAAGAATGTTGCGCGTGAGATCTTTGGCGAATCGACAGGCGATGCTTCTGCAAGTGAGCTTGCCCAGGCTTGGAACAAAACGGCAGAAATAATGAGGAAGCGCTTCAACATGGCCGGCGGCGCCATTCCCAAGCGCAGCGACTGGGGCTTGCCGCAGGTCCACGATCAGCTTGCAGTGATGAAGGCAGGCTACACGCAATGGCGCGATTACATCGCTCCCAGGCTAAACGCCAACAAGATGGTTGACGAAACCACTGGGCTTCCGTTTTCACCACAAAAGCTAGAACTTGCCCTGCGTGATGTATATGAAAGCATCAGCACGGATGGCATGAACAAACTGAAACCTGGCGGTCAGTCGTCTGGAAAATCGGTCGCCAACCGTCGCCAGGATCATCGCTTCTTGGTATTCAAGGACGCAAACACTTGGCTGCAATACCAAGATAAATTTGGCAACTCCAATGTCTTTGACACGATGATTGCTCACATCGACATGATGGCGCGCGATATCGGCATGATGGAAATCATGGGGCCAAACCCTAAAGCAACTGCAACATTCATTAAGCAGACGCTGGCCAAGAAAGCCGGCGGTGATCCGGCAATGGCCAATCGTGCGCGCGGCACATCGAAGACGATTGATGAGCTGTACATGGCAATCACCGGCAACGTGAACGCACCGATCAACTCGTTCTTTGCGGCCACGTTCGCAGGAACCCGCCAAGTTTTGCAGTCTGCGCAGCTTGGATCTGCGGCGGTCGTTTCAATCACCGACATCAACTTTCAACGCATGGCGCGGAACTTTGCCGGCCTGCCGCAAACCAGGATGCTCGGGCAGTACCTCAAATTCCTGAACCCGCTGGATGCGAAAGAGAAAGGCGAGCTGGCAATCCGTCTTGGCCTGATCGCTGAAGGTTGGACCAGCATTGCATCTGCGCAGATGCGCTATGTTGGCGACATCTCCGGCCCCGAGGTGACGCGCCGGGTGGCCGACTTCGTGATGCGTGCGTCTTTGCTTTCGCCAATGACGCAAGCAGGGCGCTGGTCTTTTGGCATGGAGTTTATGGGAACGCTTGCCGACAGCGTGGGCAAAAAGTTTGATGATCTTCCGCCAATGCTCAAAAAGACATTGGAGCGTTATGACATCGGATCTGATCGGTGGGACATGATCCGCGCAACTGATCTTTACGACGAGCAAGGCGCCAAGTTCCTGCGCCCGCTTGATGTGAAAGCTCGCACAGATCTAACGCCACAGATGGCCAACCAGCTCGGCATTCGTCTGATGGAGATGATCAACACAGAAACCAACTTTGCCGTGCCATCTACGTCGGTTCGTGGTCGGGTTGCTTTAACTGGTGACACCAGACCAGGCACGATTGCCGGCGAGCTGACCAGATCTTTTGCAATGTACAAAGGGTTCGGCATTACCCTGCTGAACACGCACCTGATGCGCGGGATGAACCAAGCCGGCGTTAAGGGGAAGGGCGTGTACTTCGCGGATCTGTTGATCTCTGCTACGATCATGGGCGCCCTAGCAATGCAGCTGAAAGAGATGTCAAAGGGGCGTGACCCTCGGCCTATGGATTCACCTGAGTTTTGGGGCGCTGCATTCTTGCAGGGTGGTGGCCTAGGGATCTACGGCGATTTCTTGTTCTCGGACGTAAACAGATTTGGCGGTGGCTTGGCTCAAACGATCGCTGGCCCGGTCGTTGGGTTTGCAAACGATGTGCGCAATCTGACCCTAGGCAACTTGATGGAGGTTGCATCGGGCAAAGACACCAACGCAGCATCTGAGATGGTAAAGTTTGTTCAACGCTACACTCCTGGCGCATCTCTGTGGTACATGCGTCTTGGGCTTGAGCGTATGCTGTTCGATCGGCTTCAGCTGTATGCAGATCCAAAAGCCTCGCAAAAGTTCCGTTCTGTGCAGAACAAATACAAGAGAGAATATGATCAGGATTATTGGTGGGCGCCAGGAAACCCAACGCCGTCTCGCGCTCCAAATATCAGTTCCGCCTTACCAGGTGGATGACTAGCCTAATAAACCATGCTAATATGCCGGCAAATAGGAGTGTGCGATGACCGTTAGTAGCAGCACCAGTAGAGTACAGTTTAACGGCAATGGCTCGACCACTGTCTTTGCTTACTCGTTCAAGATCTTTGACCAAGATGACCTGACCGTCATCGTGCGCTCGGCCACTGGCGTTGAGACAGTCAAGACGATCACCACCCACTACACTGTGAGTGGTGTCGGCAACGCAGGCGGCGGCAACGTCACCATGCTGACGGCTCCGGCATCTGGTGAGACGCTGACCATTCTGCGTGAGCAGGATCTAGTGCAGGAGCTGGATCTGGTTGAGAACGATCCGTTTCCGGCTCAGTCGCTGGAAGACGCCCTGGACAAGCTGACGTTCATTGTCCAGCAGCATGACGAAGAGCTGGGCCGAGCAATCAAGGCTTCGCGCACAAACACAATCAGCTCGACCGAATTTACTGTGTTGGCTGCTGACCGTGCCAACAAGGTGTTTGCTTTCAACAGCGCCGGCGAGTTGTCGGTTGCCCAGGAGCTTGGCACCTATCGCGGCAACTGGGCAACCAGCACGGCCTTTGCTCAGCGCGACATTGTCAAGGACACGTCAAACTACAACATCTACATCTGCGTGACGGCTCATACCTCCACTGGATCTCAGCCGATCAGCAGCAACGCTGATGTGGCCAAGTGGGCGTTGATTGTTGACGCAGCTTCGGCGGCCACGTCAGAATCTAACGCTGCATCGTCTGCGTCTGCGGCGGCAACCTCGGCCACCAACGCAGCCAACTCTGCCACGGCTGCGGCTGGCTCGGCCAGCTCGGCTTCCTCTTCGGCCTCGACCGCTACGACCCAAGCCAGCAATGCATCATCGTCTGCATCGGCGGCTGCTACGTCAGCAACCAACGCGGCCAGCTCTGCCACGGCTGCGGCTGCATCGGCTGCATCTGCTGAAAACCGGGTTGCAAAAACTTCTAACACTGGATCTGCCGTCATTCCGACCGGCACGCAGGCTCAGCGCGATGGCAGCCCGTCTGCGGGCTTCTTCCGCTTCAACTCCGACGCTGCCAAATTTGAGGGCTACAACGGATCGGCGTGGGGTTCTGTTGGCGGCGGGGCCACTGGCGGCGGGGCTGATGAGGTTTTTGTTCAGAACGGACAAACCGTTACGACGAACTACACAATCCCAGCGACCAAGAACGCTATGTCAACTGGCCCAATTATAATTAACTCTGGTGTGACCGTAACGGTTAGCACTGGCGCAAGATATGTGGTGATATAAAATGGCAATTACACTCGACGGAACAACTGGCATTACAGCATCTGATGGACTTGTTTATACAAGAGGCAATATCCTCGGAACAGTTACGCAGTCTGCTGGTGTCCCTACTGGTGCTATTATTGAGAGTGGATCAAATGCCAATGGCGAGTATGTGAAATATGCTGACGGGACAATGATTTGCTGGAATTACGCTCTGACAACACAAGCCTCCTCAACAGCTACTGGAAACATGTTTAGAACTGCTACCGTCTCTACATGGACTTTCCCTGTAACTTTTTTGGTGGACCCCGTAGTAAGTGGTCAAGCAGACGCGACTGGAAGGATTCTGACAATAGATCCCGCATCTACCACAACTGTTGACTTTAGACAGCATTCCGCAAGTAGTTCAGGAACCCTCGTTGGAAACAAACTAACAGCTACTGGACAGTGGTTCTAAAGGAAAAACAAAATGAGCAACATCGCACTTACGCCCAATGCAAGTGGTACGGGAACTTTTACTCTCGCAGCACCAAACAGCAACACCAACCGCACCCTGACGCTGCCTGATGCCGCTGGTGAGATTTACAACCAAGGTAATATCCTTGGCACTGTCAGTCAGTCTGCTGGTGTACCTACTGGGTCTATCCTTGAGAGTGGATCAAATGCAAATGGTGAGTATGTGAAATATGCTGATGGGACAATGATTTGCTGGAATTACGCTCTGACAACCCAAAGCTCCACAACAGCTACTGGAAGCATGTTTAGAACTACTGCCGTCTCTACATGGACTTTCCCTGTAGCTTTTTTGGTGGCCCCTGTAGTAAGTGGTCAAGCAGAATCAAATATAAGGATTTTGACATTCGATACCCCAACCACCACAACCGTTGACTTTAGACATCATTCCGCAACTACTTCGGCAACCCTAGTTGCAAACAGACTAACAGCTATTGGACAATGGTTCTAAAGGAGAACAAAATGAAAATTACCCTATCCCCACAACGCCGTGATGATACTCTGGAAGTCATTAAGTCTGGTGACATACTAACTATCAATGGCACAGCTTACGACTTCTCTGTAGTCCCTGATGGTGCTACCCTACCAAGAGATGCAGTTGACTGCGCATGGCTTTCCTCAGACGTAGAGCGCATTGATGGTGTCCTACACTTGACCCTGATCCTCCCACATGGCGCAGGTGCATCTTACGCTACTCGTTTCCCACCCCCCCTGCTTGACCCTGCAGATGGCCTTCTGGAGTTGCCCCAATGATTGACCTGTCCAAACTAAAGACCGCCGAACAGAAAGCCGCTGAGGCAGCACAAACCACTAAGGATGCACGTATTGCTGAACTCAAGCAGCTACTGCGGGATACTGACTATGTGGCCCTGTCTGACTATGATAAACATAAGCCAGAGGTGGTTGCCCAGCGTCAAGTATGGCGTGAGGAAGTTCGAGGGTTGGAAGCATGAGCCAGATTAAAGTAGACACGATCACTAATGGTGCAGGTACTGGTGCGCCTGAGTTTCCTAATGGAATACTGGCTGCTGCTGGTGTTCCCTCATACCAATTCGTCAGTGCTGTCCAATTCACAGCAAGTGGGACGTTCAGCAAAGCAACATACCCGTGGTTAAACGCTGTTCGTGTTCGTGTTCAGGCTGGTGGTGGTGGTGGTCGAGGCCCATCTTCAACTACCAATGCTACTGCTGCGGGCGGTGGGGGTGCTGGTGGCTACTCAGAGGAGTTTATCCTAGCTAGTAGTCTTGCCGCATCAGAGACAGTAACGGTAGGTGCTGGTGGTGATGGTGGTGCTGCTGGCGGTAACAATGGTGCTAATGGTAGTTCATCTTCTTTTGGATCGTTCTGCTCTGCAACTGGCGGAAATGGTGGCGCTAATAACGGTGGGACTGGTGGAGTAGGTTCTGGTGGTGACATAAACGCATCGGGTGGTCACGGTGGGCATAGGCTGAAAGCTGAAAGTGACGTTGCATATTCTGGTCACGGAGGCTCTAGTCTTCTTTCTGGTGGCGGTGTTGGACGCTTCTCTGCTGTGGCGGGCGGCGTTGGTCTTTTAGGTTCTGGTGGTGGTGCTGGCTTTAACAATACCGCAGGCGGGGATGGCGGAACAGGTATCGTAATCTTGGAGTTATTTGCATGAAAAGCGCAATCATAACAGACGGAATTGTCACAAACGTCATTATGGGGGCATTGCCTGAAAGTGTCGCCTGCGAAAACGGGGTGGGCATTGGCTGGTCGTATGATGGTGTAAATTTTATCCCGCCAGCACCAGAGCCGCCCACAGCTCAAGACATCCGGGCAGAACGTGACTATCTACTTGCAGCCTCTGATTGGACACAAGTCGCAGACGCGCCCGTCGATCGATCGGCGTGGGCAACGTATCGGCAAGCTCTGCGGGAAGTTCCGGAGCAGGCGGGTTTTCCTGAAAATGTGGCTTGGCCGCAAACCCCATAGACTGAGGAGACGATGACGATGCAGAACCTTCTCCCCTATTGGCCGATCGCCGCCAGCTTTGTTGCTGTGGTGGTGTGGCTTATCCGCCTTGAGGCTGGCAGCGTTGAGAACGGCAGAGAGATCAAGCGCTTGTGGAACCAGCGCAAAGAAGACATGGAAGCTACCCAGCGCTCGCGTAACGAGACCAATTCCATGCTGGCCGAAATACGAGATGACATCAAAGCCCTAATCGCAAAGGTGGGAAAATGAAGCTGTACGCACACTTTTCAAAGGTTCCAAAGGCTGAATGGCGCTGGAAAAGTTTCAGCCCACGCGAGATTGCCTGCAAAGGTACGGGTGCGCTAGGTGTAAACGAGGACGCTCTAGACAAGCTTCAGGCCCTACGAGACAACCTAAAGCGCCCCCTGCTGTTGACGTCTGCATACCGTAGCCCTGAGCATAACCGAGCCGTTGGCGGCGCAAAGAACAGCCAGCATATGCAGGGTATCGCATTTGACGTGCGCATGGAAAACCAAGACCCCGAACAATTTGAGGCCGCAGCGCGCGCCGTAGGCTTTACGGGGTTTGGCTATTACCCCAAACAGGGATTTATCCACATCGACACAGGCCCAAAACGCTCGTGGGG